CCCCACTGGGAAGCGATGCGGGAGATATTCGAGCGACTCGATGTCGACGCGCTGCTTAAGGCCAGCAAAAAACGGCAAAATCAAAAACGTGAGAATTTAACGCCATAGCTTGCAAAAGTAGATTTTTAGCGGCAGAATTAAGCGAAATTTGATATTATTGCCGAAATTATAAAAAACCGCCATCGAGCGGTTTTTTCTTTTCTGGTGTCGCTTCCAGCGATTGTTGTTTTTGTTATAAACAATACAAAAATTTACCCATTTTTAAATTGCGGTTATTGAATTGCCATCTTTGTTCAGTATTATTTGCGCCGGTTCTGAGTGATGGTGGCTCCTAGCCCGACTGGCTTCTGTCATGAAGAGTCGTCCATGCCGATTTAGCTCAGCAGGTAGAGCAACTGACTTGTAATCAGTAGGTCACCAGTTCGATTCCGGTAATCGGCACCATATGCGGGCATCGTATAATGGCTATTACCTCAGCCTTCCAAGCTGATGATGCGGGTTCGATTCCCGCTGCCCGCTCCAACCTCTTTGAACTTTAACTGTACTGACCTGGGGGGCTTAACATCCACCCTCCGAAGAGTGGGTCATTTGTATATTTATTGAGATTTCCCCCGCCTCAGCGGGGGTTTTTTTATCTCTTTTCCCGGTTTCACTTGGGCGGGATTTTTACAAAAAAATTGCTGTTTAGCAGGAATTGCCGCCCGCAATCGAACCAACCGACAAAGCCCCGATGAGGGGCTTTTTTAATGGGCCGCATCCGGCGGCGTTAGCCATGAATGAAAAAACCATCCTCTACTATGTGCCGCACTGGCTGGGCACCATCCAGCTGGGGCTGGCCTCGCTTTATGACAAGCTCCACTCGCTAACCCTCTATGAGTGGGCATTGGTCACTACTGTGATCATTTCGCCGCTGGCGTTTATCGCTTCCTTCGTTTTTCAGTGGAGGCAGACGCGAGCCATCGAACGCGCCGCCAGAGAGGGCCGCGTTGTCTCTAAACCGAGGATGTTCAAATGAACATAAGGAAAGTGGGCGCAGCTGGTGGAGCTTGTTCTGTTATGGCTGCCGTTATGTTGGTGCTGGCTGGTGGCAACGTCCGAACTAACCAGGAGGGGTTAGAGCTGATCGGTAACGCCGAGGGATGCCGCGTTAACCCCTATGTTTGCCCGGCTGGCGTACTGACCGACGGGATCGGCAACACCCACGGCGTACGCTATGGAAAGACAATGGAGCAGATCGCCGAAGACTGGGAGCGGAATATTCTGGAGGCCGAGCGCTGCGTAAATCGCTATGGCGCTGGCGATCAACTGTCAGATAGCGCATTTAGCGCGGCTACCTCTCTGACGTTCCGTGTGGGATGTGGGAAAGTAAAGGGTTCTACGTTATTTCAGATGTTCCGGCAGGGGGAACAACGCGCCGCCTGTGATCAATTCCTTCGCTGGCGTTTTGCAGGTGGAAAGGAGTTGCCAGGGCTTGTTGCACGTAGCCAGAAAGAGCGTGCGCTCTGCCTCAAGGAGTGAGCCATGTTAAACCGGCTGCTGGGCCTGTTGGCCCTGATTGCCACTCTCATCTCGTTCTATTACCACGACCAGCTCAGAGAATCGCAGGCTTCTTTAACCGCAGTTAATCGGAAATTAAACGCGGTTAAAGATGCAAATAAACAGATGCTGGAGAGCCAGCGCAAACTTGCAGAGCTCGATGCCTGGTACACAGGAGAAATTGCCCGTGTCGAAGCTGAGAATGATCGGCTGCGTACTGATGTCGCTAACGGCACTCGCCAGTTGCAACTCCATGCCACCTGTGAGCGAGTGCGTAACGCCACCGGCGCCACCGGCGGCGCTGATGCAACCGCCCCCCGACTTGATGACGCCGCTCAGCGGGATTATTTCACACTCCGGTCGCGGATCGGTGCAGTGACAAACCAAGTTCACGGATTGCAACACTACATCAAGACACAGTGCAAACGGGAGATTTAGAGGACTGGAAGAAATACCAGGTAGCGTATAGGATTGATTGTATTAAAATCTTTCTATTGCGTTATCAGGGATGTAATGAAAGTGAGAAAAACGATTGAAATATTGAGCCAGCTGGCCTTTAAATCTGTCCTCTCTAAGCCAAGTGAGGGCTTAATGGCATTAACATTGCTCTGTTTACTCGAATGGCCAGATGGCGTACAAAGGCAGAGTTATGTAAAGATATTTTCAAAACAACAAGGGGTCGGTATATTTAATGAAATACTAGGCTATCTCTTGTCTAAAGCTGAAAACTTACCCGTCGCATCTAAGGCTGGTGTACTCATCTTGCCGGATGAGCTAGTTAAACAAATAAAGACTGATGTTGCTCCAGTCGCTTTCGTTACAACTAGAATTAACGGAAGTTCCCCAAGCAGTTTTTATAACGTTGGGGATATGATTAATTTTAAAGTGCTATATAATATTTTAAATGATTGGAATAAATTGCATGAAGCAATTGCGTTTGATGAATGGGTCGCTAACCAAGACCGCAACCTTGGAAATTTGATAATCGATTCTAATAATGCAGTAACTTTAATAGATCATAGCAACATGCCTGTAGACCTTGTTTGGTCTTCGGCTATGTTAGATGAGGAACTTGAGCCAAGGAATGTGCTCGCTGAGGTCTTTAGATCTTCGCCAACCTTGCCACAGAAGGTTGAAATATTAAAAGGCGCAGCAAATCAGTCCTCAAGCCTTGAATTTATTCGCGAAGAATTATCTTTTTGGGCACGCGAGTTACTTAACCAATCGGAATCAGATAGCCTGTTCCAGTTTTTAGAAAATCGAGCGAAAAAATCGAATGAGCGTCTTTCTAAACGCTTTGGAACACTAGCAGGTGTAGCATGATTGACTTTTCCTCACTTATCGATAAACACTCTAATAAACCAGCTGTTCAAGGCGAATGGTTCACAATTCAGTGGACTCCCGATATGGCAACAGGTGAGAGGCTTAATATAGGTGTATGTTTTAAAGATGAGTCTGGAAGCACTCATATCGAAGTTTTGGAGTATTTCGAGAGGGTTCAATGCTTGTATTCTCAGTCTGCGGTTTTTCATCTACGTTTGGCTTGTGAGGTAGCAAAAGAAATCGTTTATTCTAATAGGACTCTTGAAACAGCTCCTTACGGTATTCATTTTATATCTAAAGGCTATGCGCAGGGGAGTTCAGCGGATGATGTTATCAATTCGCTCTTTAAAAACACTGTTCCTTTAGCAATTAAGAAAAATAAACCTAAAGAGCGTGCTTATTACCCAATTAGCAGGGAGCGCCTTTACAACATAATGGATGATCATCTTAAAAAAACATTAGAGTTACACGAATATTTTGCAATGATTGAGCCTACCCCAGTTAAAAGAGTGCATCTAGGCAATCAAGTGCAGTCTCTTTATATACCATTTAAAGCAAAGTGTAACATTGGTACTATTGCATCGGCTGCCTATTCTGATGAAAATGTGGCAAAGTGCCATTTGTATGACGCGCAGCGAGACTTATCCTTGGCTTTGGCAAATTTTAATGAATATTCTTCTGGTGCTATTTTTATATTGTCACCAGGTAGTGATTTAAAGGTAGAGCGCAGGGATCAAGTCGATCTGGAGATAGATAAATTCTGCTGGTATTTAAAAACACTTTCAGTAAAAACTGAGGTTGATAGTGATCCTATCAATTTGGCAGACAAAGCAGCCTATTGGTATAGAAACGCAGCGTAACACCAATATTTAGTATCCAACCGCCTCCGGGCGGTTTTTTTATGCCTTAACAAGAGAGAACCATGAATAAATCGGTGATGCTCTGCGGCCTTCTCGCCGCTGCCGTTATTACTGGTTGTACTGATGCCGCACGCTCAAAGCTTGCCGCCTACGGCGCGCCGCATGAGGTGCAGTGCTGGAACTACCACCAGGAGATTTACAAAGGCACATCGACCGGGCGAATCATTCACGACAAGCAGGGGTCAAGCGACACGATTTTGTTTGAGGACAAAGAAACAGGCGAGCTGGTGGAGATCATGCTGGGCCAGTCTTCGACCTGCATCATCAAGGTTAAAGCGTAATGGATACCGAAAACTTATTTATCTGCGCTGGCGTGTTTGTGCTTATCAGCATTTTTGCCTGTGTGGCTTATGTCAACCACAACGACAACGCCACGATGGCCGGGATGGTAAAGAGCGGCGCAGACCCTGTGGCAGCTCACTGTGCAGTTAAAGGCATTACTGCTGCAAGCGCCGCGACGTGTACCCGCGCTATCGCTAATTGAGCAGCCATTACAAAGCCTATCCATTTGGGTGGGCTTGATAATGGTTAGAGGAGAATAGTATGGCAAAACCAGACTGGGAGGCCATCGAGTCAGCCTACCGGGCTGGCTTGCTGTCTCTCCGCGAAATCGCATCACAACACGGTATCAGTGAAGGGGCCATTAGAAAGCGCGCAAAGCGTGATGACTGGTCACGTGACCTTAACGCCAAAGTTAAGGAACGCGCCGACGACCTGGTACGCAAGGCAGAGGTACGCAAGAAGGTACGCAGCGAGAACGCACTGACCGAACGCGTACTGATTGAGGCGACAGCCGAGGTAATAGCTAACGTTCGGATGGAACACAGAGGTGATATCCGCCGGGCGCGTGAGATTACCAACATGCTCTTTGATGAGCTGGCGGCTGAATGTACCGACGTTGACGCACTGGAAAAGCTCGGCGAGATGATGCGCTGTCCTGACGACAAGGGGCGCGACAAACTGAACGAGCTGTATCACTCGATCATTTCGATGCCTGAGCGCGTGAAGTCGGCTAAGGCGCTTTCTGAGGCGTTAAAGAACCTCATCGGTCTTGAGCGCCAGGCTTATGACATTGGCAGCGCTACCGCCGACGATACTACTCAAAAGCTGTCTGATCTGATGGATGAGCTTTCAGGGGGTGCCTGATGGCACTTAGGCCTGAACATCTCGCCAGGCTTAGGGATAAGTTCTGGCGGCTTAACCATCTGTACTGGATCACCGACAAACGCGGGAAGCCGGTACGTTTCAAAATGACCCCGGAGCAGTTGGTTTACTTCGAGGGGATGCATACACGAAACATCATCCTGAAAGCGCGCCAGCTCGGTTTTACAACGCTGGTGTGCATCATTCAGCTCGATGCTGCGCTGTTCGAGGGCGCAAAGTGCGCGCTTATCGCTCACACCCTCAACGACGCAAAACGACTATTCCGCGAGAAAATTAAATATGCCTGGGATCGACTACCTGCCGAAATACGGGCGGCTAATCCTGCGTCTAATGATGCCGCTGGTGAGCTGGTTTTTAAGAAGGGCGGCTCGCTCTACGTTTCGACGTCTTTTCGTGGCGGCACGCTGCGCTATCTTCACGTTTCCGAGTTCGGGAAGATCTGCGCGAAGTACCCGGACAAGGCGCGCGAAATTGTCACTGGTGCTTTTGAGGCTGTTTCAACTGACTGTTTCACGACGATTGAAAGCACAGCAGAAGGCCGTGCGGGCTATTTCTTCGATTATTGCCAGCTTGCGGAAAAAGCGGCGCTATCTGGTGCTCCCCTCTCTCAACTAAGCTGGAAATTCTTCTTTTTTAGCTGGTGGATGAACCCCCAGTATGCAATAGACCCCGTAGAGCCGCTACCGCAGCGCCTGCGCGATTATTTTGATGAACTGGAGGCGAAGCACCGCCTTACGCTCAACGACCGCCAGAAAGCATGGTATCAGGCCAAAGAAACAACCCTCGGCGACGACATGAAACGGGAATACCCGTCAATCCCCGCTGAGGCGTTCCAGCAGTCCGTTGAAGGCGCGTATTACGCAAAACAGTTCGCTGTTCTCTACGCACAGCGCCGCATCGGTGAGCTGCCGGATAACGACCACCTTCCTGTTTACACGTTCTGGGATATCGGCGTGGGTGACTCCACGGCGATTTGGTTTGTGCGCGTGGTGGGGAATGAGTTCCACGTTGTGGACTTCTACGAGAACAGCGGCGAAGGACTTCGTCACTACATGAAGATCCTCAAGGAAAAGGGATACACCTACGCCGAACACTGGGCGCCCCACGATATCGACAACCGCGAGTTTGCGAACGACGGCAAATCCCGCCGCCAGCTTGCGCGTGAGGGCTATGAGGTGGACGGCGAAATCTATTCGATCTCGTTCAGTGTGGTGCCGAAGCTCGGTGTTGCAGAGGGGATCGAGCTGGTGCGCGAAATCCTGCCCCGCTGCGCCTTTGACAGCGTGAAATGCGAGGAAGGGATAAGCCACCTGGAAGCCTACCGCAAAGAGTGGGACGCCAAACGCGGCTGCTGGAAAGACAACCCTTTGCACGACTACACCTCGCACGCTTCGGACGGTTTCCGCTACTTCGCTGTAGCGATGAGCCGCATTAAACCGGCGACAAACATCAAGATAGGAATTAGCTACTGATGGCAGACATGAACATCGACTTCCACCATCCCGCCTGGTCAGAGTTCGCCGACGAGTGGCAGATGGTGGCCGACTGCGTGGACGGTGAGCGCGCTATTAAGCGCAAGGGCAAGCGCCGGATGGTGTACCTGCCGCACCCGTCAAGCGACTGGCAGACCAGCGATCCAGAGTGCATCCGTTACGATGCCTACGTTAAACGCGCGCCTTTTCTGAATGCCACCGGGCGCACCTTACAGGGGCTGCTGGGCATCGCGTTTGCCAAACCCTTAAAGATTGAGCTGACCGGCGCACTGGAGGTGCTGGCGGGCGACGTTGACGGCCAGGGCTTATCACTCGATCAGCTGGCACGTGATGCGGTATCGCAGAACCTGCAAAAAGGCCGGGCCGGTATCCTGACAGACTACACCGGCAGCGGCGAGCAACCGCTGGCGCGTACCGGACGCCCGCTGCTGAAGCTCTACAAGGCCGCGCAGATCATCAACTGGCGCGTGACTAACGGCAAGACCTCCCTGGTTGTGTTGAAAGAGTGGGAGGCGGTGGATCTGCCTGACGAGTTCCGGCTTGAGCTGCGCCTGAAATGGACAGAGCTTCGCCTGATTGATGGAAAAGCCCATGTGCGCATCTGGAAGCAATCCACTGAGGAAGGCTTGAAGGCTACTGATCTGGCACCGATTCGCGACAAGGCAGGCAAAGCGTTAACCGATCTGCCGTGGTCATGGATTGGGGCCAACAACAACGACCACACGCCGGACGTTCCGCCGCTGGCAGATATCGCCTCGATGAACGTTAAGCACTACCAGGCAGAAGCGGATATCGCAGAGATCGCCCACCTGTGCGGAAATCCGACACCGGCTGTTTCTGGACTGTCAGACTTTTGGGCAGATAAATACCTGAAAGAAGGGATTCGCATCGGATCAACAACCGGCGTGCTTCTGCCTGCTGGCGCGAAGCTCGATATCGTCCAGGCTGAGGATCGCAACCTGCCGATTGTCGTCGCCGAACGTCGAGAGAAACAGATGGCGATGCTCGGCGCGAAGCTGGTGGAGCGCGGCACCGCTGCCAGGACTGCCACTCAGGCCGCCGATGAGGCGCAGACCGATAACTCTATCCTGTCTCTCTGCGTGGGGAACGTGGAAGCCGCCATAAATCGCGCTCTCGCGTTCGCTGCGGCGTTTGCTGGCGGTAGCGGCACGATTGCCATCAATAAGCGCTACGAAGTCGCACAGCTCGACTCTCAGGCCATTACGGCCCTGCTGGCTGCGGTGCAGTCCGGGAAAATGCTGCTGGTGGATTTCATCCGTTACATGCAGTCAATTGGCCTGGTCGATCCGACGGTCAAGCCGGAGGAAGTGGAAACCGCCCTGAGGGCGCAGAACGACCTGGCCGGGAGCCTGAACGATGGCGGCGACGATTAACGACCAGTTGCGCGATGAGGCGATCAGCCATGCGCTTTACGTGGCGCGCTATGGCAACGGCGCTGCCCGCAAGATGATCCGGTTACTCAACGAGGCCGACGCGCTGCTTTCTGCCGAACTGCTGAATGTGCTGGATGGCGTGGACGCGGCTACGTGGAGCGAGCGCCGTCTGGCCTCCCTGCTGGCGTCTGTGCGCCGTCTTAATCAGAAGGCATATAAACCCGTCACCGAAGCGCTGAAAAGCGAGCTGGAGGCGTTTGCGGAGCATGAGGCGGGTTATCAGTTTGACCTGTTTAATCAGCTACTGCCGGAGGCGGTGTTAAATCACGTCGAACTACAGGCCATTACACCCGATCAGGTGTATGCCGCCGCCGTTTCGCGACCGTTTCAGGGGCGGCTGCTGTCCGAATGGGCCAACAAACTGGAAGCCGACCGGCTGACCAAAATCACCAACGCGGTGCGCATGGGTTACCTGCTGGGCGAAACCACCGAGGCGATTACCCGGCGTGTGGTTGGCACCAGAGCAGCCAACCGCGAGGACGGAGCTATTCAGGAGAACCGGCGCAACCTGGCGGCGGTGACCCGAACGGCCATAGCCCACGTTGCCAGCACCGCCCGGCAGTCATTCGCCAGCGCGAACAGCGATCTGGTGAAGGGCAAACAGTGGCTTTCAACGCTCGACACGCGCACCACCACGATCTGCATTGCCCGCGACCGGCTGAAATACACGCTGGACGGGAAACCCATCGGCCATAACGTGCCATACCTGCGCGGGCCGGGCAGGGCGCATTTCTGCTGCCGTTCTACCGAGACGCTGATCCTCAAATCCTGGCGGGAACTGGGGATCGACATTGACGAGATGGACGCAGGCACCCGCGCCAGCATGGACGGGCAGACGCCAGGCGATACCACCTATTCAGAATGGCTACAGCGCCAGCCTTACGACCGGCAAAAGGCCGTCCTGGGCAAAGAGCGCGCCGACCTGCTGAGGGCCGGGAAACTGAAGGTGCCCGACTTCTTTAACGACCGGGGGGAATTTCTGACCCTCGACCAGTTGCGACGGCTTGAGCCGCGCGCTTTCGATTAATCCCGTGGGGCTGCCAGTGGCGGCCCTTTTTCTTTCCTGCGGCCAGAGGCCGCGACCATCTCGACGGAGTTGATGATGTTCAAATTCAAGATTGATAAAGCCGCTTTTGACGCGCTGCCAGACGAACACAAAGCCATGTACCAGGA